TAAACATTAGTACCACCGAAGTTAAGGAAAGCCCCAGGCGTAGTTGCCTGAGGCGTTTCCCCACCGCTAATAACTACTACATTGTCAGCATATCTGCCTAATTGCTTTGGAAGATGTTCTTTCCATTGCTTAGTGTAACGTGTGTCTACTGCTTCAATGTCAACAATGTAAACAGTCATTATGCTCTCCGTTGATTATTGTTATTATTAAACCGTGGATTCTTTCCGCGATTAAAGTTTTTAGGTTTTTCGTCCTTGGCATTCCAACGAGGACGTTTGCCTTTTAAGAAGTTGGTGTAATTACGCCACGCTTCACTCCTGTTGTTATACAGGTCTCGCTCGTCGAATGTGTAAGACCGTCTGTAACCATAGGTCCACGCAAGGGCACAAAACTCTTTATACCCTTCAAGGTCTGTAAAAACTTTATCGTATGCTTCACGATTAAACTTAATAGCCATTTTATGCTTCCTTAATACTTTGCATATTCAATATGGGCACCGTTCTCTCCATCTTCACTTACGTCAATATGGACTTCACGGCCTGGGTGTTTAGCAATAATTTGTTCATACAAATCATCACTCATCATTTCACAACTTTTATAATCTAGTTCAAGGGTCTTCTCCTCATACAGTTTTTCTAACCAACGTTTAAATTGAATAAACTCAATATCTCTGTCGTTGTGTGTAACAGTAATACCGACTTTAAAATGGAATATGTGTCTGTGGGGATAACCCAAAAACGAAACATCATATTCGTCACCTGTTGCTAATGCTGGATCTTCCAGTGCCGCAGGATACTTGTGGATACCTTCCTTACGGAAAGTTACCCAAATCATACGCTTTGCATTTTGCATAGCATTTTCTTTGCCTTGTTTCATATCTTCTTCTCTCATTCTTCGCCCCATAAAATTATGATACGATTCATGTTGTTCATTCATATTACTAGTATACTTTCACTTNAGAACTTTGTCAAGGCCATATTTGCTCCAATCNGTGAATTTTTCTCTATCCATCAGATCGTGCAGGCTATGACACCAGACACCTGGGTTAGTTGCCTTAAAGTCTACATCATCAATCTTTACCATTGTGTTGTAGTTCCAAAGTTTCGTGTAAGGCAATGGAACACGAATTTGTGGAATAAAGTTGTCATATTCGCAAAGAGGCCCTTCTTGGAAGTCTTTGCAAGCATCCAACGGAATATCAAGAGTACAAAGTTTACCTGCTACTAGGAATGCTTGAATCAATTTCTCCCACGATTCCCAATCGTCGTTCTTTACAGGATCATATGAATGATTAGCACCAAAGAAAATATGCTCACACTGTTCTTGATCGTAATGTTTTTGAATCAAGTGCGGTTCTTGTAATCCCGTTACAAACAATGTCTTTAAGCCAAACGCAGGAGTCTTTTCAACTTCTACACCTGTGAAGAAGATAACGTTGTCTGCTTCGCCTGTTTCGTAATCACGTTTCATTTTTAACTGTCCTAGTTAGTCTTTCGATTTCGTCTTTAATAGCAAGTTTCTGTTTCTTCATTTTATCCAACAACGGATCTGCAATATAGTTACTATAACAAAGATCAATTTCTTTGTCAAGTTGTTTATGTTGTTTTAATAAAATTTCAATACGTTCGTTCAAACTCATATTATTATCCTTCGAGTTGTTCTAGTTTACTCTCTTCTTCTTCGCTAAAACTACCATCCTCGTGAGTAGTATCTTCTACAACATTATCCTCTACGTCAAACAGACTGTCAAAATATGTATTTGCATTTACNGTCTTTTTACCGATAGCACCTCTAGTACCTGGGATAGCCATCCAAAACTTACTGTAGTCTTCGATGATTTGATTGGCTTTATCTCTGTCATCAGTTGCGAATATTGTGTCCACAACATCTCTGAAAAATAACCTGTCAAATTGCTCTTGCACAAGCATTGCAGGAACTGCTCCTGTGTCGTATTGTCTATTTGCTTCTTGAACTGCATTAATGTGGCTCCACACGTTATGACCCATTTGGATCGCATAAGAAAAACTATCCCACGATGTTTTTCCTTCTTTGCCTATTTTATTTAGGTCACCAGGTGCATACTTACAAATATCTTTAGCCTGCAAGTTTTGTGTAAGTGGCGAATCTTTAAAACTTTTATATTTGCCTTCACGCACAAATGCTTGACTAAATGGTGTTGTATCAGTTGCTAGTGCTTTACTGTCGATGCTAGGTACCATTCGGTAAACCCATTTAGTTCGATCTTTCGTTTCGAGTTCACAATAGATTTGTCCATTCGCGGTTGCAAGGAAAGGACTAGCACAGTCAAAAGTAATTGTAAAGTTTTCATTATGATATTTCCTTACTGCTCTCTGAATGTCGGTTAATAAAGTTGCCCATTCTAGTTTTGACGTTCCTAGAAAGTGCATAAAGTCATGAATGCCTTTTTCAAGAAGACCATCAAAACGTAGTGCTACAATACGTTTAAGAACCAAATGCACATCGCACATGTTCTGTCCACCCATTGACCAGCCATTAAAGTGTGTATCAGGATACTTTGCTGGATCACAATAGTCTTTCATTTGCTGATACCAATCTTCTGCATCAGCATGATTTTCACCTTGTAAAACATTTAGAAACTTACAGTTACCATTGCGATTGGCCATAAAGTAATCGTTGTTAATGCGTGTTGCGGCAACGGCTTCTTCGTATGTGCTAATACCGGTTGCTTTTGCACCTGCAGGAGATCGTGCAACCCACGCTGGAATATCAAGAATCATTCCATAGTCCATGTAAGCATCCATCCACGCAAGAACTTGTTCACGTTTCTTTTGTGCTTTAGGGCAATTAGGATTCTTCCAATCGCCTTCCCATACACCTTTACCAATCTGGAACCCGCCTGAGTCACCAAGTAACCACGAATTGTTTCTATCTCTGTTTCTGATCATGTCTTCTTTAGGAGCATCCTTGTTTACATCAAGTTCTGCGTGTCCAGCGGAATACAAACTCCATTGATAGTTAAACAGACCGTCTTTCTTGTTAAACCAATTAAGACTTTCCATTTCGTTGTTAGGAAAAGGAATACGGCTTTTGTCTACATACTCCTCTCTGCGTTGCTTACCGACAAACGTAGCATAGAAGCCACTAATAGCAGGCAGAAAGATTGCGTAGTCTTTTTGTTCTTTAGTTAAGTCCGTATTCAATTCTTCTCTCCTTACTTAGTTTGTGCAGGAAGAATATAATTGTATTCTGCTAAACCACTGTCAACTGTAAGTTGCATTGCACCTTGATCGGAAATGTTCATAGTAATCTTACCATCTAAGTTTAAGATTGCTTGTACTTGTGCTACAGGCCAACTCCAAGAGTGTTTAAGTGTTCCAGTAACGTCAGTTGCAAAAACAAATGATCCTGCGTGTGAACTAGCATCACCAAAACTAAACACTAAGTTATTATCAGTAGTACTTACAGTAAATGTAGGTTCTTCTGCGTGTGCCGCACTCATTAATTTCATACGTTGAATTGCCGCCATTGTGGGCTCAACATCAACATCCCATGATGCACCTTTGAACTTAACAGTCTTTAACTTTTCTTCAATGATCTGTTTATTCATAAAGCGATAGTCGTTTTCAAAATCGCCTGCTGTATTTTCAAAGTGAATGTGTGTAGGAACAACTTCGCCATTGCGATCTGCTTGTACAACATCAATTTTTGCATCTGCTTTGTATTCAGGATTTTTTAAGTGTAGTGCTAACTTTTCTAAGTTAGGCATACCAAACGTACCTGTAAACTCGCTGATTGGATTTTTAGTTTGTGAACTTAAAATAACACTACGGTCTTCCGCCATGGATTCGATAGTTGTATCTGCTTCACTTGTTACCTTCACAATGTTAAGAAATCCTAACGAGTGTGTGTGGGCAACGATGTCTTGTAAAATGTCTTTCATAATTGATCTCCTATAGTTACATTATATTTAGAAAAACGGCCTTTGTCAAGTGCTTTCTCTTGGACAAGATAATCTATTACTCCAATTTNCGGGCTCCATCCTAGATCGAACAATTCTTTTGGATTGGCAACATTATCAGTCAACTCATAGGCTGTGCCTTGACGCATTGGAACATCAATACCAACTGCATCAATTAGTGCCTTTAAATGCACAGCCTTACCTGTGCCTACATCAATTACTCCAGTCGTAGACGAATCTAACAACAGTGTAATTGCTCTACACACGTCAGCAACGTGTATAAAATCTCTTGTGTGGTTGTTTATATATTCTACTTCGTTACGAAGTAGTTTGGGTATAAACATTTCGGGTCTTTTGTCCCCGCCGTATACAGTTCTAAATCTTAGTCCTAAACTATCTTTTGGCGCAATATGTTCAAGTATAAATTTAGTCATTGCATAAGGATTGCGCGATGGGTCTATTGCTGTACTACTACTTGCATATACAATGCGTGTATTNGGAAAAGCCTTTACAAGCCTTTCGAAAGCAAGAACGTTGTTATACCAATATTCATCTGGATTTTTCAAACTTTGTCTTACTCCGCTTTTACCTGCAAGATGTACAATAACATCTACATCGTGATTTAACTCACAGGTATTTAGGTCTTGGCCTAACTCAAGGTCGCAAAACTGTAACGTATGACGCCCAGCCCAAAACTTCTTAAGAGTCGAACCAATTAAACCTTCGCTACCTGTAAGTAAAATTTTCATATTAACGTACTACTAACGGTTTTGAACTTGAAGTGTCGTGGTAGTCACCTGACTTATAATAATCACGCACTGCTGTTTCTTTTATCATCATATCGTCTTTCATACGATAGGTAATAATCTCACGCCGGATTACGTCAGTTGTGTCTGCATTAAATGCATCTTTAAAAGGTCCTTCGGTCATTTTTTAACTCCAAAATGTTTATATGATTGTTGTACGCACTTTGCTTGGTAATAACAATCTGCAAGAGCATTATGTAGGCTCTCTTGAATTGCTTTACGTGGATCACTAGGCATCATAGCAAACAGTGTTCTACTGTCTCTAATTTGCCAGTAGTTCCATGGCGCAGGCTTTTGTGCTTCTTTGTATAAATGCTGTAAGATAACAAAGTCAAACGTAGGACCTTGACACCAAATGTAGTCTAATCCTACACACCATTTATTAAGTTGACGTAACATTTCTGGTACAGTAACACGATCATCATGATCACCAAATGCTTCGTCTTGAATTGCTTGATCTTGTTTACCCCACCAAGCAAGGGTATTCTCGTCAATTGAACGATTAAAGTTTTCTGTTTGATCTTCAATGTCGCCTCGCAGGTATAATCCGCTATGCGGTTCGTTATCACTAAAAGGGTCAAACTTAATAGCACCTAATGTCATAACAACACTATCAGGCTCTACGCCTAGTGTTTCTAAATCAATCATACCGTGAGTAGCCATTTAATCTCCGAAGTCAAACAAAGTGTTAAATGTATTGTTTTGTTTAGTACTTTCTAAATCATACTTCAATACACCAATTAAGTTATCTAATTTGTTATCAATAATAGTACCTTCCATAGCATCACTGTCAAACGGNANNTCTTTAAACCATTGCGGCAAATGCATCTCATCCACAGGATACGCAACACTAGTATAGCCCATTGGATTCTGNTTTAGTTTNCAAACAATGACTTTCATACCATCTACAATTTCTTGCGAGTACTTGTCACTGTTCATACGCTTGAGTGTGTTCCAGTTAATGCTTGCTCGAACGTGTCCGGGCATGTTTGCTTTGCCTTGCTTTTGCTCNAGNCGCTGATAGTGNCCAATCTTGTTTGCACGTTTNGGCGAACCTTTCTCCCAACCTGGACGAGATTTAAATTCACTTCTAAACTCAGCAATCATATCAAGGATAGTTTCTTCATCTCCTTCTTGCAATACTTTAATAAGGATCTCACTAAGGAAGTCTTGCATAAACACTGGAGTGTCACTGCGTTTAAGATCCAAGCCCATTGCTTTTACTTTGCCCGGCTTTCCATCTACATCCATACGCTGACCTTCATTGTCATAAATCAGTGCCGCATAACGCTTCTTAGTAATAAACAATCCTGACTCAGCAACAATTTCACGCCCTGCCGCAATAACATCTGCTCTGCTATTCGGACAATGGAATGTGTCACTCATAAACTTTGGAAATGACTTGTTTGCTGATTCGCATACTTGGTCATACAGTGAAATAACATTGTCCTTACTCCAAGGAATAGTACCGTTATTAATTTCTGCACGTAATATAGGGTATGCACTAAAGTATACAGAGTCAGTATCACCGTAAATAACACTCTTACCTACATGATTGTACTCACCTGTAATAACTTTGTTTACTTCTGCACTCATGTGCTTAACAATCTGACGACCAGTAAGCGTAGTTGATTGTCCAATACGACCGTCAAAGAATCTACAACCTGGATTAAGAATAGCACCATACAAACTGTTCAAGTTAATCTTCTTAACCAACTGTCGCTTGTCCCAAAACGCAATCTCTGTCTTGTTACCTGCGGCAATTGCTTTACGCATTTTACCTTGTAGTTCTTTACGTTCGCTGTACCAACGCTTTAGTAGTCCAGGAATAACACCTTCAAACTCTGTTGTAAAGATTGTACCATTAGCACTAAGCATCCAAGGCTGATTGCTATCGTAAATTACTTTGTAGATCTGTGCGCCACTCATTACATCTGATTGACCATTTTCCCAATCAACTGTAATACTTACATCTCGACGCTGATCCATAACTGCCTCAAACTCGTCAGTACCAAACTTACCTTCCCATGCCGCCGCAAAAGACTTTTTCTTTAGTCCCATTTGCTCACCAACATATTTGTTTGTTAGTTCTGGACGAAGTTGTCCTACAACAGTTGCCGGATCCATATTTAATGCACGAATCACTGACGGATACAGTGAGTTCAAATCCATTGAACCAATCCACTTATGTACACCTACTTTAGGATATGCTACGTAAGCACCTGCGGCTGGTTCTGAGCCTGGTTCACGTCGGATTCTATTTGGAACCTGCATACCTCTATGATGTGCTTCGTTAATAATTGCTTGCTCTGTAACAGCAACAGCACCCATAGTGGTCTGTAGCAAAACAGTATTTGCATGAGCAAGTTCATTGGATAAGTCAATAAACTTTAGTTTTTGGTCCAACTTGTCCAGTAGTGCAACGTCTTGTCTGTTGTACTCGATGAACGTTTTGAAGTCATTGTTATAAAGTTGATCGAGCGTACCTTCGTACACAGTTTTGTTTTCGCCAACTTCAAGTTCGCCAATGGCATCCAGTCGATAAGTGTGTCTTTCTTCATACGTGTATTTACGATATAATTCCAAAGAATCTAAATGCACTCTGCCTATTAGGTCATAGGTTTCCGCTTGTTTCCCAAACTTTTCATACTCACGTTTTTTTGGAAACTGATTGAANAGACANAAACGNCTTGTATCTTCTTTACTTAGGACTCGTTGTACACGATTAACNGTATATGGAATATCATAACCTTCACTGTTCCAACCTGTCAAAATGTCAGCATCTTGAATTAGATCAAGGAATGTATCAAGCATCTTACCTTCGTCTTCAAACAAGATAACTTGGTCTCCCCATTCTTTACATTCTTCCTGTGCTTGTTCCATTGTAAGTGTCTTAGGAGGAAGTGCTAATGTAACAAGTGCATCAAGCCACTGTAGATGTACAGTAATAGCAGTAATGGGCATAAATGGATCACTAGGATCAGCAAAGCCACGCTCTGGATCAAAGTCTGTCTCAATATCGAAAAAGCAAATGTTTAGATTGGGTGCATCATGATTGAGATAGTTTTCACTCAAGCATTGGAAGATTGGATTAATATCGCTTTCAAACAAGTCTTTGTTTTTATTAATTGCTTGTTCTTTACGAAAGTCTTTTGTGTTCTTACACACAATGCGATTCAACGGATCGCCAAAGATGCTTTTGTATTTGCCTCTTGGGTCTTTATAGTAAAATGTATATTTTACTGGGTATTCTGAATATGTCCGCTTACCTTCTTTTCGCTCTACACAGCGAATTAGATCAGCATTACGGTCAAAAAATGCGTCTACGTAACTCAAATTGTTCTCCTTCGTATGCCAATTTTAGGCTGGCAAATACCAAATCGTTTCTAGCCGAAAATGCTATCTTGTAAAAGACCAGCAATGTATATAATTGTAAGTCCTGCGTTTAAAACAATCAATGACTTCTCTTTCCAAAGCACTCCAATGAGTACCCAAATACCGTTTGCAACAGTAAATGCATAACTATAGTAAGGGTACATATTAAACGCCGCCATAACCGCGGCAATTAAAAGTACGGTTGTTCCTANCCAAGCCAANGGTTGGTAGGGTTTAGTTTGAGTCTTTAATTCCTTTAAAGTATTCTTTGTCATTTTGTGCCTTATCATCTATCCATATATCGTAATGGGGTTTACCAACTCGTAAACTGTGATATTTAACTCCCCATTCTTTAAATTGCCTAATTGTAAACTGTTCCCAGTCTTTGCCTGAATTTGCGCCCCTTGCTGTCCAGTAATGTATTTCATCACCACTGTCGTATAAGTTATTAAAATACTCAATACGTTTAACATCAGGTTTACTATTTTCATAATCACTGTTAACAGTATAACAGATTGTGCCGTCGATGTCAACCATATATTTCATCATGTTGCCCTCTTATTTTTCGAAAGTTTCGATTGTCAGGATACTCATTATAGTACCCTTTGGTCAATAACTTATTACTTGCTTCTTTTGTTTCATCAAACTTTTGTATTACAAAGAACCTAATAGTCGGATCATTTAAGTCATTTTCGTAATCCATATAATTGTATTCGATAAACAACAAATTACGGTCTAAAAAGTATTGTGTCCTACATAATCCAAATAGTTCTTTACCTTCGTGCTGATCTTCAACGTCATGAAGAACAACTAGAACAGCATGTTTGTCTTTTGGAAATTCAAACATTGCTTTCATTACATCTAAATATTGATCAGTATGTATTCTAGGAACATCGCTATTTGCCCAAGGACATCTTCCTTTTGCTAGATCATCTAAGTGCTTATCTAACCAAATATTGATTCTACCAATATCCAACTGCTACTCCAAATCCAAATACATTAACTACGGCAAAGTATGACGTGAGCAGTAATACCCATGCCGCACCGCGCCTGTAACTTGCATATGCTTGTGTTACACTACCTACAAAGAAACCCGGGTATACATATACCATATTAGGATCGTTTGCTGTTAATGCAAGCGTCATACTTGCCGTAACAGTGAAAACAAAACTAACAAGTTCAAAGTAAAATGCTACACTGTCACTGTAATACGAGTCTTTCCAAAAGTTAATGGTACGTTGCATTTATTTGTCTTTGCCAACTGTAACAACAAGTGTTTCAAGATCGTCAAATTCATCAGCAACTTTGTGCCAATCTGCTTTGTGTGCAACTTTGATTGCTTTGTTAATTAAACTTGTTTTGATATCAAGTTCTTGTGATACTGCTTTTACGGTTTCTCTGAGACCTTCTTGTAGATCTTCAATTTCCCGTAAAACAGTTGCGCCTTCGTTAACCAAACGTTCTAGTTTTGCTTTTTCGTCGGCACCATAAGTTCTGCTAGACATATATTACTCCTGTTATGTTAGTATTGTTATATTATATAGTCGGACGGAGTAAAAGTCAAGTGGTATAGTGAGTCAAAAAAATAGCACCCGTAGGTGCTATTTGAAATATTCTTTAGTAATTGGAATTACATTTTTACACAGTTGTCTACTGTCTTGCCACCTTTTTTCTTGGTGCCCATGCGCTTGTAGCCTTTCCAGCATACTTTGCCGTCAACGCCTTTTTGCTTTTCTTCTGGGAGTGTAGTGTAACTTGGGTTGCCGCACTCTGAACATAAACCTTTTGATTCTGCAAGTTTGTTTGCTAATTTATTTGCAAACGATTCTTTGTACTTGTCTTTTTTTGCTTTAGAAGCATGTACTGCTTTACGCTGTGCATCGTTCTTGTACTTGCCTTCGTCTACGTTAGTTGCATTACAATTACAATGTTNGCAATCTGGTGAACATTTGCAATCTTCTCTTTTNACNTCTGCNCCACAGCATTTGTCTGAACAATGAGTATCACGGGCTTCTTCNTTAGTTTTCTTTTTCTTCTTACTGCCTCTTTCATGTACATACTGTTCGTCTGTTTGCTTTGANTTTTTATCTTTAATAGCCTTTTTCATAGGCTCTTTCTTGTCACCATCTTTGTCAACATCGAGGAAGTCTGGCTTTGCTTTCTTTGCTTCTTGGACTTCGTCAAACTTTTGTTCGTAGTCCATGTGGTGATAAACACTGCCCATATAGTCTGCGGCTTTAGTAATTTTAGATTGCACCCAACCTTCAAGTCCTTCGCGTTCTTCAACACCTTTAAGCATATCATGCATCTTAATAGCATACTTTGCAATCTTATATAACTCTGCACGAGCCATCTGTACTTCGTGATCGCTTTCTGCTTTATACGCCAAGTCTGCTAAATCTTCTTTTAAATGTTTTTCTCTCATAATGATTACCTTTTAATTGTTTTCCCGCCCATTAAGCCGTTATCAATATCTAACGCATTCTTGGCTGTGCCGTCTTTATTTTTCTTTTGTGGCGCCTTAGGCAACCCTTTCGAGTCTTTGCCTCTTTGTCCGTACGCCATGCTCGGGTTTGCAACAGATGCAATGTTACCTGATGAAGTTGCTCCGGCTGTTGCCGTTTCTGTTGTAATACCAGCAAGTGCTTTCATTTCGTTAGCAAAATCTGATGCTTGAGTTTGCTGTGTGTTTGATGCTCCAGCCACTAATTTTGCTAATTGCATAATACTGTCTGCTTCGTCTACTGGCTTGTCTTTTTCTAATGATGCTTTACGCTTCATCAGTTCTTTTTTAAGTTCTGGATCTTTTGATGTCTCCGGATCTTTTTGAATATCCTGCAATGCTTTTTGTTTAGCATTATAATCATCCTCGTCTCTTGTTGGTGTATAGTTAGATGATTCTGGAGCCGGTTGATTTGCTCCGCCTTGTTCTGCCTGCTTAACAAGTGCTAAAAACTTTTGTTTTAGTTGTTGATTACCTAGAATAGTACTTAATTGCTTTGCAAATGGAGCAATTTGTTTAGAAAGTTCTCCAGTCATTGCGCCACCTGCTGAAAGTTTATCTAATCCTTTTTGCATCATTGCGCCTGATCCGCCTTTAGCACCCATCGCAGTCGCCGCTTGTTTTGCACCCATACTTGTCTTCTGAGCCGCTTGTTTTGCATCTGCGTCCGCTGGTTGAGCACCTCCTGCCGCTGGTTGAGCACCTGCTAAAGGATTTTCGGTTACTGTTGTTGATTCTGTAAGTTCTCTAAGTTTCATACTACTATTTACCTTTTTTCCTGTGTCTACGAGGAGTATTTTCCCATATCAAAACTTGTTTCAGGATCTAGTTGTTTTTTGGAATATTGCTTCCAATAGTCATTACGTTCATTAGTAGTTGCTTTACGTTCTTCGTGTTCTTTATACTTTTTAACGTAATGTTCTATATCCATTATTTCTTCTTCTTACCTGACTTCATATTAGCACACCAGTGATACATTTTAGCCTTCTCACCGCTTGCGTTCTTAGCACGTTTACGTAGTGCTGTAACTGATCCATTGCAACTAGCACCTGACTTCTTTACTCTACCTGGACGGCTTTTGCCTTTTTTCTTACCGTCAGCAAAGTTTTCAGTAATCTCAAATATCAGCATTATTTAATCCCAACAAGATATCTAGACTCATTTCCAGAATCTTCATCGTAATGTGCATCTTTATACCCAGCCGCATCTTGTACATCGTAACCAATGCGCTTTAGTTGCTTCATAAGATATTTCATTTCTTTTTGACCTGCATATGGAGCAATTACAATGTCCGGTTCGTCATAGTTAGCACCCTTTGGAACTTTTTTTAAGTTTGCTAAGTTTGTGCCTACTTTATAATGATCGTATGCTGTGTCTGATTTTGTAAGGAATGTATTTTTAGGATTAGGTATTGCATCACCTTCTGATATACGATTTTGTATTTTTGAAATTGCTTCTACCACATCCTCTGCAGAAATAGTATAACTCTTAGCACCTCGAGGTGCAACTTCTTTTCCTACGATTAACTTTAACCATTTAGAAAGTTGTTCAACATCATCAGTTTTATTAATTTTATCTGAAATCATATCAATAATAAAAGAACGTAATTTAGAATGATTTAATACTAAATCACCTTCTTTAACTGCACCCGATTTAAAAGCATCTGGATTGCCTTTAGCAGCCATTGCTCTACGTTTTGCTACTTTGTCTTTTACGCTAAGTTCTTCTGGTGGACGCTTCTTTTTTATTGTTGCACGTTTTGGAGTTCGTGTAGTAAAGCCTAATATTTCTGCAATTTCTTCATTGCGCTCAGGACTTATATAATCGGCTAATTGCGTAGCAGTTCTTTCAAACTTATGATCTTTATGCTTAAAACCAACGCCGCCGGATGCTTCCCATTTAGAAACATTTTGGCCAAAGTCATCGATTAAAATGTTTGGAGTACCGTCTGCTTGTGTTGCATATTTTTGTTTGTCTGCTGTAATGATAACGTTTTTAGGTGGAAACGCTTTTAAGTATTTTGAAATCCATTCACGTTTGTGAGGTTCTGCTTTAGGATCTCCTGCCAACGGAGCAGATAAAATATTATATTCGCCTTTAATTTTTTTAATAATAGACAACAACTTACCGGCATTCTTAGTAGGCTTCAGTGATAACCAAAAGTCGTCTTTATCTCTAATTTTCTGTAGTGCTTGATCAACATTTTTAATTTGCTTCCAATCACTAACACCCATCATCTTAGTCCATTCACCAAAGAAGTCAACAAGAACACCGTCCATGTCTACATAAATTTCACTTGCTGATGCTAATTCTTTAGACTCGTTGACGCTTTCGGACATGCCTAAGTTAAACAGCACATTTGTTTTAGAGCCTTTAACTTTTTTGCTTAGTGTGGGCGGACGTCCATCTTTGTCTACTTTGTTGCCAAACTTTGCGGCTTGGGTTTTAATTTCATCAGTACTTACATCAGGAGTTGTGTTAACACCTTTTACAATGCGTCCACCATTTTCAGCCATTTGATGATAATGTTTAAATGATCTAGGAACCGGAACTTTTTTATTAATATCTTTTACATCATTAAATTTCATCGTTCATCCTTTGAATGGCGCTCACCAGTTAAGTGAGGCTTTGCAAACCATAGTTTGAACCAATCCGGGTCACCAGGTCTAAGACCTTTTTCTTTTTCGATACGTCTTTTTTCAGTTCCGGTAATAGATAAATTTTCTTCAACTGCTTGAAGACCTTTAAATGCGTATTCACCGACACCTGCTAATCTTTTTAGAGTATCTAAATCGTGATCCATTATGCTTTCCCTGGCATTGTGTCCATGAGTTCTTGCTCTAACCCACGTAATTCTTTTTCATCTGCTTTAAACTTCTCAAGTGCAGATTTAAAGTCCTCTTCGTTATCAGTATCTTTAATAGCATTATACAACTTTATACCACCGTAAATTGCTACTGCTACTGGTATTGCATGTAATCCGTATTTTAATAATGCTTTTGCAATTGGATTATCTAAGTACGGCTCAACAAAGTCAATTGCATCTTGTATCCAGCCAATAGTTTTCCAACTTCCAATAAGGAATGCTGTAGCCCATTTGTTGTTCCAAAAGAACTTACCGATTTTAAATGCATGTTTACCATATTTCAAAGCATTAATAGCAGGACCGACCCACTCATCAATATTTTCTTCTGTACTGCTGAGCCTGCTTTTTAGCGTGTCAAACATTTTTTGTGCATAAGGCTGTGCAGGCTTTGTAACGCCTTCTTGGAAAGATTTAAAGTCGTCGTCAATTACAAATTGTCTTAGTTTACTAGCACTCATTCCCGAAGCATCATCAGCATCTGGATTGCGCTTTAGACGTTGAAAATTGATTGAATTAAATTTAAACATACCGTGTGTTGAATCAACACCGTTGTATTTTTCTAATAATTTTCCTAGTTTGTCTTCACCTTCAAAAAATGTTACATCAGTATAACCTCTTTTGTAAAGTTCAACAGCGGCAAACATAATATTTTTAGCAAGTTCGATGTTAATATCTGGAAAACTTTTCTTTGCCCATTCTAGTTTTTCGTTTGCTTGAAGCGGATCACTTGGTAATTTTGCAATCCGGTCAGTTAAAAACAAAATCGAATCGCCAGGTCCTTGTTTAAGTGCTTCAACAAGGAGACCGTGTCCTTTAGTTGCTGGATTAAGTCTGCCTAATGCAAAACTAACTTCTTTTCCTGGTGCTTCAAATATTTGTCTTAAACGCATTAGTACTCGCCTTCCTTAAACGACTCTACTTCACTGTCATATATTTTTTGAGCAAGTGTTTTGCGTTCATCTGGTGTGCATAATTCGTTTGCTTCGTATGGCAAGTCAAACGTTTTAATATATCTATTAACACCTTTGTCAATCATTGGTAGAATAAAACTAAATCCTTTGTTAGCATCGCCTTTGTTATAACAGTCCTGACACTTAGTCATTGTAGGATAATACTCTTTTCTATAAAACATAGTATCATCCTTCATAAAACATTGAAGATCGTCTTCAACATTAAAGTTAGGTCTGTTGTCAGCATTGTTACTATCTATTATATCATCAAATTTCATATTTGTCTACCATTTTCTACATGACCAATAGCGTGCCTTATGACGCGGTCCTGGGTTATCACAGTTATGTCTTGCTCTAAACGACTTTCTACGTTTAGGATTGGACTTTTTAATTTTATGTTCTTTAGAGCCAAAGTTAACTTTGACTACGTTGCCCTTTGGATTCTTAACGTACACTTTAAACTTTTTAGTATCACCTTGCATAGGCTTGCCTAGTTTAACTTTACGTCCTTGATATTCTGCTTCGTCTACAATATCGTCATCGTTGTAGTACATGTCACCAAACCATTCGTGAATATCGTCATCATCGTCAATAGTTTGCTCAGTGATGCCTGATAGGTCTTTAATACGATCGATTTCACTTTCACCTTTGCTTGCAAACTTTTTAAGTGCTTTAACCGCATCACCGAATGTACAGTCATCATCTACTCCGCATCTTGGCCAAACAGTTTCGTCACCATATACTAGATCTGCATCGTCAAAATAAACAGGCGCATCATCTGAAAGGTCCGCCGCTTTTCTCAACGCTCTTGTTACATCCGGTTGATATGCGTATTTCATTATACTTGGCATTGATTGATCAGGATCATAACGAACAGGTTTTCTTACTGTTGGTTTAGGTGAAGATCCAAATCCGTCTGATTCTGCTAGATAATCTTTAAACGTTTTTCTCATGGTAGTACTAACCTTTATATCTTGTTATAAAGTATTTATCACAAAATGGTTATACAGAGATTTCGATATCGAATTTATCAAACCCTAAATCAAACAACCTATTTGCAACAGATTCGGCAACTTCATCCGATTCTTGTTCGCTTAGTTTCTTGTGGGTTTCTACAACAAGGACGGTTTCGCCCTTGTCTGATTCGTAAATTTCGTAATGGGTTTCTGACTCAAGCAATGCAGTGGAAGAACTGTTAATTACATTCTCAGCAACAATAGCATCTACATCTTCTTCTGTTTTTGACCATACAACTGTAATAGAATGCATAATTTCTCCTAGTGGTTAAGCAAAATGCTGTTAATAGTTCCATCAGTATATTCAATTACTGCTCTTACCCAAACAAAGTTGCCAGTAAAGTTTGCATATTTACTTGCAGTTTCTTGTGCCGCAGTATAAGAATGTACTTCAAACCAATCAGCATCAGTTGGTGTTACTGCCAACGATGCTTGAATAGTTATTGTTCCAGTTAACCCGTCAAAGTTATATTGTACAGTGTGTACACCGTCTGCACGACCGTAGTAGCCGTCTCCTTTAAACTTTTCGCCCGTAATTGTTTCTACGGTACTGTCTCCTGGATGAGTATTTGCTGATAAAATTATTTCACTATTGCTTGGCATACAACTATTTATCTGATCTATGCCATTACTGGTTCTGTGACTGTATCAGTATTAAGAATAATTTTCTTATCCTTTACGTCAATACTCAAATGCCCACCATCTTTAAGATCTCCAAACAGCATAACTTTACTTAGGTCACGTTTGATTTCTTTATCAATTACACGTTGTAGCGGCCTTGCACCCATTTTGCGGTCAAATCCTGTTTCAACTAGATAATCAATAGCATCGTCAGTAATTTCTACAGTAACATTTTGTTCTTTAAGCATGTCTTTAAGTTCTACAAGGAACTTACCAACAATTTTAATCATAGTATTCTTTTCAAGATTACCAAATGTTACAACCCCGTCAAGTCTATTGCGGAACTCTGGTGCAAAGAACTTTTTAAGTTCAGTGTCTTCATAATCCTCTGACCATTCGTCCTCAAACCCAATTGTATTTTTCTCTGCTTCACTAGCACCTAAGTTAGTAGTAAGAATTAATACACAGTTCTTACCGTCGGCTTCTTTGCCATTTGATCCTGTAATTTTACCGTTGTCCATAAGTTGCAATAGGATCTGTGAAACATCTGGATGTGCTTTTTCAATCTCATCAAGTAGCAGTACACAATTAGGATGTTCCTGTAACTTTGTAATTAGCAATCCAGCATTGTCTTCGAAGCCTACATATCCTGGAGGCGAACCAATTAGTTTAGCAACACTATGCTTCTCTTGATATTCGCTCATATCAAAACGCACAAGTTTTACACCTAGTTGACTACTTAATTGTTTTGCTGTTTCAGTTTTACCAACACCTGTTGGACCCATAAACACAAAACTACCTACTGGCTTGTTATCAGGCTTAAGACCTGCTTGCGCAACAAGGATTTTATCAACAATGTCATCGATTGCTTTGTCTTGACCAAATACAACTTTCTTTAGATTGCCTTCAAGGCTTGCAAGGTTGCTAGTTTCTTTTTGTTGCACTTGTTCAGGCGGAAGATTAACAACTTTAGCAATTTCAAATTGTACCTCTTCTTTGTCTACAATTTTATCACCTTCAACGTCTTTTAGATTAAAACGAGAACACGCAAGATCTAATAGGTCAATGGCCTTATCTGGTAGTTTCTTATCTGCTTGATACTTGACACTAAGTTTAATTGCTGTATCAATAGCATCGTCAGTAATAGTAGTGTTGTGGAATTCCTCGTAGTACTTTTTAATACCGGTTAGGATTTCTTTTGATACTTCTGCACTTGGCTCGTCAACTGTAACACGCTGGAATCGACGCATTAATGCACGATCCTTTTCAAAGTACTTGCGATATTCTTCCCAAGTAGTTGATGCTACAACTTTAATGTTGCCTTTGGTAAGAGCAGGTTTAAGCATGTTAGCAAGATCGTTTGAGTTACCACTGCCACCTGCGCCAGCACCATTCATCATATGTGCTTCGTCAATAAACATAATGGTTTTGCCTTGCTTTTTAATACCAGCCATGACAAGTTTGAAACGTTCTTCAAAGTCACCTCGATATTTTGAACCTGCAAGCATAGCACTAATATCTAGATTATATACTTTATATTCTTTTAAAAACTCTGGAACTTTACCATTTACAATATTCCATGCAAGTCCTTCTGCAATAGCAGTTTTACCTACGCCTGGATCACCTACTAGTAGGCAATTGTTTTTAGCACGTCGACCTAATGCAAGAGCAATCGTTTCTAATTCTTCGCTACGACCAATTACAGGATCAACATTATTTTTTTGTACTTCTGAATTAAGATCAGTTGTATATTCACGTAATGCTTTTTGTCCTAACGAACGCATTTCTTCATCTTCAAATGCATCTTCAACTTCGTTGCTTAGATATTCAGCAAATGATTCTTTAGTAATACCTGCTTTTTGGATATGATAGTATGACCAAGATTTCTTTTCGCTTAGAATGCTTAGAAATACATCAGTTACTTCAATATGCTGACGGCCGTTAAACAATACTTGTGTAAACGCTCTGTTTAGTACACGCTCAACTGTTGCAGTTTTTTTAGGTTTAAACTTTTTACCTTCAGTTTCGACCGGCATAGTAATATCGTCTAGATCATTTTTAAGATAGTTTTCGATATTCTTTTTAATGAATTCTGGATCTGCACCTGTGCCAGTAACCAAACTTGCAAACTTGTCTGAACACAACATTGCATACAACACATGTTCAAGTGTAACATATTCGTGGTTTAGTTTTCGAGCATCATTAACTGATTTATCAAAAACTGCTTGTAGTTCGTCGCTTGGTTCAACCATTTGTTAAAATTTCCTTATATTTTTTTAATAACTTCTGTTGCTTTTTCTTTGCCATATCAAGTTTAAGTTTACTTACTCTGTCAGTGTAATTAATTCCTAATAAGTGATCAAACTCGTGTTGAAAGATTCTAGCATTCCAGCCTATAAACTCTATTGTACACTCTTTAGCACTACTGTCAAGAAACTTTGCCACCAAAGCCTTAGCACGAGTTACTTTAAAGAATAGTCCGGGATAACTTAAACAGCCTTCTTCTCCTACTACCTGCTCGTCTACTACTGCTTCAACGACAGGATTAATGATTGCGAAAGGTTCATCGTAACCTTCTAGTCCATCTGGCTCCATTACAAAAATTCTAGCATTAAGTCCTACTTGATTAGCACTTAATCCGACACCGTTTTGTTTTTGCATGATTTCAATCATGTCTTTTTCAATTTGTTTAGCATCCATACTGTCAAAGTTAAATGCATCAACTTCTTTGTCTAACCATTCGCTTGGGTGATATACTAGTTTCATTTAATTTTCCTAATTTGTTCAAGTTTGTCTTGGGTAAGATCCTTTGGAATCTCGCCTTGTATTTTTAAGTAAATATTGCCTGAACGTCCAGTATTGTAATCTGGTAAACCTTTTCCATTTATACTCATTACAGTTCCTGGCTGGGTGCCTTGTGGTATGTTTATACTTATTGCTCGGCCGCTGGGGATATTTAAAGTTGTGGCTGTTCCTAGCATTAAATCGAATACATTAATTTTAACTTCGGCATGTAAGTTAAATCCATCAACTGAATAAATTGGATGTCGTAGTATGCGAATTCTAACATTCAAGTTTCCCTTTGGTAACCCAGGAATACTATCATCACCTAGCCCCTGGTAACGGATAGTGTCGCCGTGTCTGGAACCTTTTGGAATGTCAATGTTTACAGTTTGTTCTCTGCCTGACCTTGTTCTAAATGTTGCAATAACACCTTTACCGTTATATACTTCTTCAAGAGTAATGTCACATTGAATAGTTACGTCTGCATTTTGCATACGTTGCCTTCTTTGGTTTTGTTGAAATCCTTGCCCAAAAAACGAACCAAAGATATCTTCCATATTTTGGGGATTAAATCCTTGATGAAATCCTTGCTGTTGGTGATGTTGTTGAGGATCAGCCGTTCCGTACTGATCGTACATGGCTTTCTTTTGGGGATCTTTTAGCGTAGTATACGCTTCGTTAATCTGCTTAAACTTTTCTTCATCACCGCCACGGTCGGGGTGATGTTGCATACTTTGTGTTTTGTATGCTTTTTTTAGATCTTTTTCTGTAGCATTTTTTGAAACGCCTAATATAGAATAGTAGTCCATACAATTACTTATCGCATGGACTACTGTATGTTATAAGGTGTGGTTACTTTTTATTTTTGTCAGTGTAAGCATTGCCGCCGATAAAGGCCATTACAATCGCCGCTACTGATACAAAGTATGTTGCCGCCATGTCGCCTAGGATTTTACCTGCGCCATCTAGTCCGATCAATAGTGCTATAACTACTGCGAATGGATATAGTAGCATACCAAACAATGCAAACCATGCCATGTTGCGCATTGCATCTCTACGTGCGTCTGCGTCTTCAAATGCTTTGCGCTTGAATTCTAATTCCATTGCGGCTTCTTCGGCACTGATATGTCCGTCACCGTTTGCATCTAATTTCTTAGCCGCTTCGGCATCCATTGTTACTGTTTTATTTTCTTCGGTCATTACTTCTTACCCTCCAGTTTAGTAATACGATCTTCTAACTCGTCAATCTTTTTAGTTACGTGGGGGTATTTTTTACGCCATGCATCTTTAGGTTGCTCTAACCAGGTCCATCCATAACGTTCTACAAGGAAATCAATTGCACGATCTACTTTAGCATAGAACCAAAGTCCTGCTCTTGTTGTACTCATATATGTTATAAAAATAGTACCAGCAATTGATCCTGCTATTGCCGTGTATATCCAAAGGCGATCGCTCGCCATTCTTTCAATCATTTCCCACATAATACCCTCTTCTTATATAGGTATTTATCAGAAATTACAGGCAACTACACCTTTAGTTGTTATTTGATCAATATCTTTTGGAATGCCTTTGAGGTCAACACCGGGCTCTACGGTACATTTAGATTGTAATGTACAACTACTGAGAGTCAGCAGTACTAGTATCAGGCTTAACTGCTTCTTCATAGTATACAATAACTTGCTTTTGTTGTTGGATATAGCGTCTTAGTTCAGCAAAGTTAAGCGAAAGGTTTTCATAATCTTTTACACTAATAGCAATATATGCATCGGCGCCGTTTTTGGCTTGAAAGTCTGCTTTAAACTCTTCAAAGTTTTCTTCAGTGACCACATAGATTTTAACATCATTCAGTTGAACGGGTTTTGGTTGTGCAACAATAGGTACAGTAGTTTTTACTGTATTAGTTACTGTTACTATCTGTGGTTCCGGAGTCAATAGACTGCACCCCTGAAGGAACAGTAGTGATAGACTCAAGATCATCCCATAACTTATCAGTCGCATTTTGCATCCTTTTTTCAATCAACCCTGGCTTCTTATTTGCTAAGTGGGTTAAATTGTGTTTTTGTAGAGTAGCACGGAGTTCATCTCCATACTGCTCTGCTTTTTGTAAATCTGCACTAAGAGTAACATTTAGTTCGCCCAATCTTACTGTCTCTGCTCTTTCAAGTTGTAGTGATTGCTCACTAGTTTGAACAGCAATTTCCATTTTTGCTACATTTGCTCTTGCAGTTTCTAAATCACTTTGTAATTTCTTAACATACAAAACACCCATTCCTGCTGTAGAAATTACAACAAGTATCATAGCAATTTTGATTGAACTAAACACTGTTATTACTCAGCCATTTCGATGGCTTTTTCCTTAGTAGCAGTGGTTCTGTTTGTCCACCCTTTACCGAACGTCTTAAATGTAGCAAGAGTTTCGTAGTAATCTTGTCTAATTTTTGAGTACTCGTTAATGGCTGTAGAAATGCCATTAGCGTCAACGTACCCTTGTGTTTTAGCAATTGTGTTTGGACCAATCCAACCGTCAACTTTAGAGCCAACCATCATTTGTAAAAATTTAGTTGCTCTGTGTCTGCCAGCATTTACACACATATCAAATACACAAAGATCTAAACCCTTGGCAATATCGTCTGCTAAGATAGCATTCCAATAATTTTTTTTGTAGATTGGTGTAACATCAGTTTCAGTTAAATTTTGAATCTTTTCTTTTGTTACTACTTTACCCATCCAGTCCTCATATGTCTGTCGAGTAATACCCATATTAGTTGCACCGCCTGGGTCCTGAGGATGGTCTACGTAACCACCTTCATGATGTAAAATTACTTTTAAGCAGTTTTTAAAATTGTCTTTTGCCATTAAATTATCCTCTTTTCACAATTAATGAATAACCGTTATTTTCCAGCACTAGTTTTTTACCATACTTAGTAATATTGTAATCGCCTAAGTATTTTGTAAGATAGATAACTTCTGCGAAACCGTTAATGTCTAGTGCTTCATTGATATTTATGTCTTTGGTTTGTCCAAAGTCCATCACTTTGAAGTGCAACGGATCCATAAACGTGTTTTTTATTTTTAGAGTGTGTTCATCTAACATAACTATTTCTTCTGCATAACTGTTATTAAAGAAGTTTTTATAGTTATCCATATTACTTTCGTTCACTCTAATCTCATAAGCATCGTGGTCTGTTGGAACCATTTCTGCTATATTACTTTCAGAAGCATCTTGGCTTCTAAAACCTTTGTAGTAGCGAAACTTCATATCTTCAAGCCCGCTTATTTGTTTGATACCATCTAACATTTCACTAATATTAGACGGAGCATCTTTGCTTCTTTCGATTTCTACAAATACTTTATACATGCCATCACTTTGTTCGCCATTAGTTTTATCAGCATCTAATACAAAAGGATAACCTTTTTCAATAAAGTTTTCTAAGTCTGTTGCACTTGCTTCGTTCTTAGTAGAAAAACTAATAACAACGACATCCTTGTCATCGCCCATTTTAGATTTAAAAGAATCGATTTCAAAAATCTTATCAACAAGATCTTGTAAGTCGTTTTTTCTTAAACCCATTATACTGCTCCTTCAACTGGTGCTTCTGGTTCTACTGCCATATCTGCTTGTGCTTCTGGTGCAGGAGTTTGTTCAACGCCTGGCTCGTTTGCTAAATCTAGCATTTCGTTATATCCGCCGTAGATGTCGATAATAAGTTTCTTAGGCATCATAATTTCAACTACCCAAATAGGTTCACGATCAAGTTTACCTTTTTTAGTTCCAGGTCTAATATCTCCTGGCTTTTTAATTTTACGAGGTTTTAGAATATGATCTTTTTTGTACGTTACTTTACAGTCGTAATCTAATAGTCTTTTGCCACCCATTGGGTCTGGCATTTTATCTCTTGGCCACATAAATGAGCAAATTACCCAATGGCGTTTAATTGCTGGACCAGCCGCTAATTCGCCGTCCTCCCAATTATCATAAACATATAAGTCTAATTCGTCAAGCACTCTCTCAAAGTCTTTTAAGACCGTAAAAGCAATATCGCTTTCGTAAATGTTTTGAATATTTTGTATTACTTCTAGTACGTCTTTCATCTTAAATTCCAATCTATTGTATACTTATTTATCAGTACTGCATCTATATGTGTGTAGTTTTGTCTTGTCTCAAAAGACTAAATATTTTTGTAGGGAGCAGAACATATGGTCACTATATATGTTTTGTAGTGCTCTACGTATTTTATCCATAAAGGAGGACTGCATGGGTGCAAAAAGGAAGTCTCAAAAGAGACAAGACTACAATAAAAGCAACAATATTGTAGAAATTAATAATTTTCTTCAAGCAAAGAAAAAAGAAGTCAAAATACTCCCCAGAAATATTAATCAAGAAACATACGTGTTAAATTTGTTAGACCCAAGGAAAGACATAGTCTTTGGCATCGGGCCGGCAGGAACGGGCAAAACCATGTTGGCCGTGCAGGTAGCGGTTAAGCATTTTAAGGAAGGCAAAGTAGACAAAATTATTGTAACCAGACCTGCTGTTTCGGCAGACGAGGATTTAGGATTCTTACCAGGAACGCTAGAACAAAAAATGGCGCCTTGGACAAGACCTATTTTTGATGTGTTACGTGAGTATTTTTCAGCAAATGATATCGAAGGTATGATTGCAGAAGGTGTGATTGAAATTGCTCCTCTTGCATACATGCGTGGTCGAACGTTTAAACGTTCTTACATCATTGCTGACGAGATGCAAAACGCAACACAAAATCAAATGAAGATGTTGTTGACTCGTTTAGGCGAGGAATCGTATATGTGTGTAACAGGCGACCTTGCCCAAGCAGACAGATTAAAGGACAACGGACTTATTGATTTTTGTCGCCAACTAGACCGCCATGGTCGAGCAGACAGACTAAGTGTAGTAGAATTTGAGAGAGGTGATATCGAAAGACACGAGGCTGTTAAAGAAGTACTAGAAATTTACGGCGAGGCAGGTTAGTCCCCTGGCAAATTAGTATCATAAGCGTCAACAGTATATAACTTTTTCGCTTTAACCCACTTGATCCAGCCTGTGTAACTCATCTTATGCAGGCTGGAGATTGCCCACTGACGCTTCATTGCTGTTTCATCCATTTCCATTGTTTTTGCGATCATGTGTTCGCGCTTAAATGGAATCACTTGCACAATGGGTTCACCCATTTTAATTACAGTTGGCTTAATTTCTTTAAGCATAATATTAATAGGACTCTGCGGAGCACCTAAATCGTGGTCCATCACTCCGGGTACTGCTTCCCAATTTTTCCCTTCATGATAATACATAGGCAAATACATAGTACTATACCCGGGTTTATTCCATGTGAACCAAGGATTGTCTAGTTTAACTGCACCTTTAACTTTAAATACTTGATTCATAAATCCTTGAAGTTGATCGTCATGGTGGTATGCATCATTATACATAGGATCACTGTATCTTGTTTCAATATGCATGCCATCGGGTGTTGGAAGAATTTCAATATCGCACCATGCAGGAATAACATATCCCATGCTCATATAATCTGTAATACCAGGACATGCTCTAATAGTTTTTTTGTGATCAATATTATGTTGTCCCTTTTCAAATAGCGGATCAACCTTTAAAAACTTCTCTGGAAAAAACTTACTTGCAGGCTCAATCGGAGCATATTTGCGAACACCCCAATTCTGAGTAGCAAAGTTAATTACTGGGGCTTTTTTGCTAAACAACTTTTTAATAAATTTCATCATGTTTAATAACCTTTACACTAGACTTATTTAAAAAGTTTACACCCGAGTTGTCTCGATAACTGGATTTATAATATACTGTACTAATGCCTGATTGTAATATTAGTTTAGCACAATCAATACACGGGGCGTGAGTACACAGTAATGTGGCATTTTTGCCACTTTCGTGTGAACTTGCTAGTTTTGCAATAGCGTTCGATTCTGCATGAAGTACTTCTGGTTTAGTTTTACCTTCATGTTCGCAAACATTATCCCAACCTGCTGGCATACCATTGTAGCCAATNGAGATAATNCNATCATCCTTTACAACAATAGCACCTACTTGTAGTCGTGTTGCTGAACTTAGTTGTGCAAAGCGTTCTGCAACGTCCATGTATGCATCAATAAATTTAGGTCTCATCTTTTTATCTGTTCCATTAAGTATTCGTTCTTAGTCCATATGTATGTCCAACTACGTCCTTTGATAGGTGGCTTACCTAAGTTGTCATAGTATGTATGTTGGACATAATATTTCTTTAGCCATATACGCTTGTGTGATCCACTGCGTATAGGCCACCAAGCAAACTTTTCTTCAACTGAACGCTGTGGATCTGCTTGCCAGTTTGCGCCCATCATATAAATTACAACTGCTCAGCCAACGGAAAGATTTCTGCAATAACTTTTGCACAAGCATGAGCAATTTCCATATGCTCTTTTTGTGTACCATTAGCACCACGCAACTCGATATAGTGTACCCAACTACGAAGTGTACCGTTCATGTATACTCTAGTTTTTGTGTTGCCTTCTGGAAGAACTACACGGGCTTGTTCTTTAGCAATACCGTTTTCAATTGCCCAGTTGTATGCATCACGGGATGTATTAATCACAGCCTTCTGTTTCCTAATCCACTCTTCTTGCAGATCATTATCGTTAGTTTCAACAGAGTTTTGACGATTCTTTTCATCTTGTAATCGTGCTTCGCGAATAACAAATTGATCACCCATTGATGACGGGTCAGCATATCGTTGCGAAAATTCTTGGAATGCAAAACTTCGATGACGCACAATCTGATGTGCAATATCACGAGTAGTATCAATTTCTAAACAAGCACTTGCCATTTCAAGTGGTGACCAGTGTGCATGTTTAATCAAATACTTGATTAGTTTTTCACTAGTTTCTTTATTCATTTGATTAGCAGGGTTGCTAACTCTTGCACAAAATGCAATTAGTTCTTGTACATCTCCAATACCATCATCCATAAACTCTTTTGATGGTTGTGAATAACTTACTAGTTTTACGTTCATTTTAATTCTCCTGGTTTCTTTACTATGACGCTTATATTTCCTGATATTGCAACACGGTCATGTGTACAATATTGATTTGGTACTGAATGGCTTACATTTCCGGGAAAAATCACCATTAGTCCGCTACGTGGGTTAACTTCGTAGTTTGCTTTAGTAAATCGAAGAGGCGCACATTCTTCACAAGCATTTACATAATAACAAAAACTAAATGTAGAAGGCCAATGAGCATGTTCTTGTGTATGATGTCCTTGCCCACCTTTGTATACCATTCCCCAACAATCGATAATATCAAACCGTAACATTTCTGCTCCGCGTTGATTAAGTCCTTCGACACTATTAATTATTTGCATAATTGCAAAATCGCAAATTTTCTTAAAGTCTGGATCATGTTGCATATGGAAATCAGTCATGTCTGCTTTCACATTGCTTGCATGTTTAATTACGTCACCTATGTTACGTATCTTATTTTCAAGAATAGGATTTAATACATCTCCTCTACCGTATGTTACCTGTGTAATATCACAAGGTTCACACGAAGTCCCGTTATGCACATGAAAGTAATCCATTAACCGGTCCTTAAAATTACATGCCAGCCAAACTCAGTTTTAATTGGCGGTCCGATGGTGTCTTTTTGCATAAGGCTAACAGCATGTGCAAACTCGTATTCCATTTCTCCCGGAAAGTCAAACCAGCCTACATCTCCACCTCTTGCGGCAGTAACTCTACAAGCACTAAATTCTTTAGCGGCTTGTTCAAATGATAATAGACCTTCTGCAATATCCATAATCACATTATGTGCTTCTTGCTGTGCGGCAGGTTCTGGTCTCTGATTAGTTGTTGCTGTTGATCCTGCATGAGACAGCAAGATGTGACTTGCTCTAAGTTTTTGAATCTTCATTATCACTCCCTGGGTTCTCATTAAAGAACCTTTCAAATTTATTAGGTTCGAGAATCATCTCATCGGCGTTTGGAAGCGGATCTTTTTTCACTGTAATGTTAGGCCATTTTGCAGACAAGTCTTCGTTAATGTGATACCATTTATTTGCGCCATCAACATTGTCAGTAATAATTGCATCTGCTGGACATTCTGGTTCGCACACACCGCAGTCAATACACTCGTTAGGGTTAATGACTAGCATATTTTCACCTTCATAAAAACAATCAACTGGACAAACTTCTACACAATCTGTGAACTTACATTTGATACAGTTATCGTTTACTAAGTATGCCATTTATAATCGTCCCAGGCGAATCATAGTCGCCGCTAAGTTAATCTCAGGATCAGAAACCAATGTATGATCTACTAACCCTTGCTTAATAATTAGCACTGCATTGTCTTGATTTTCATCATTTCCGAANAGTTCTATGTTATCATACATCCACTTGTAAATATCTTCAATCTCATCTGGACGAACTTGACTACAAACTAGTTTACGTGCTTGATTAATTTTACCTGCTTTAAACAGTTCAACCATCTCAATCTTNTAGTCTGCTTCNCCTGTGTCACCTTCTTTAGGAGCAACNAGCGCACCATCAATACAGTTCATTTGCACTGTGTTNATACATTTACGCAAGTCCGGGTACGTTGCTTTTACGTATGTGTCGAGAGTGTCCAAATCTGGAGTGACACCTTCTGTGATGAGAATCTCAGCGACCCTAGCAGTAAATTCTGTTTGATCAATCTTGGCAATATGGAAACCTTGGCACCTGCTATGCAAAGCCGGAATAATCCTGTTAGGATAGTTACAAGTAAGAATGAACCTAGAAGTAGTATGGTATTCTTCCATAACTCCACGCAATGCGGCTTGCGCATTAGGTGACAAATAGTCAGCCTCGTCAAGTAGTACAACTTTAAAATCTCCAAATGGTATCATCTGTACAAAGTTTACAATCTTATCACGAACATCGTCTACTGAGTTCGTTCTAGATGCGTTAATTTCTAAAATGTCTAAATCATTAATTTCTAATTCATTAAACAATAATTTTGCAAGTGTTGTCTTACCAATACCTGCGTTACCACTAAACAGCAAATGCGGAATAGTTTTTTCTTTGATCCAAGTGTTTACTTGTCCTCGTTGTGCGTCATCACGAAATACATAACCATTTACTGTGTTAGGCCTATACTTCTCTACCCAAAGTTCTTTCATGCCTGCTCTATCCTCTTTCTTAGTCCACTTGTACTAAATGAATGTTGTCTTTTATTATAGTATAATTCAATGCCTTTGTCAACACATAATTGTTTGCCGGTAAAGTCTACTTCTCTGTATTCTTCGCCTATAAATCGCATGTCAACTTTGTATGTCAACAGTACATCGAGCAA